CACCGCCCTTCGGTTCAAGGGCGGTGCCACCAGCGTTCTCACCGTCCCATTGCCGCACCCCTACTGGGAACTGCACAGGCTCGATCCCGCGGTCATCCAGGAAATTGAAAGATTGCTGGACCAGCACACGGAAGCGGAAATAGCGGCCATGTTGAATGCACGCGGGCTGCGCACAGGCTACGACCTCTCCTTTAACGCGATTGGCATCCAGCACGCGCTGCGCACCCACGGCATCAAGAGCCGCCGCCAGCGATTGCAGGAATCCGGGCTATTGACTTCCGAGGAGATGGCTGCCATGCTCCATACTTCGCCGACGATGATATGGTATTGGCGCTGCCACGGCGTGTTGCAGGGTGAAGCCTATGGCACAAACAGATTTCTCTACCACCGGCCCAGCCCGGAACTCGTAAAAGAGTTCCAAACTAGAGAACCGCATCGTGAGGTGCAGTATGCCACGTAAACATACGTCCGGAGCCAAGAATGCCGCTTGCGCGAAGAAACAATCCATGCGCGGATGGAAGCGATGGCGCTCGATGTAAGCGCGAAGGCGACCGCTGCACTACTGCGCGATGAGACCGTGCAGGCAAGGATTACAAAGCTAGTCGAGGACATCGGATTGCGGACCATTTCCGGCCTATTGCGCGAAGAGATCGTTCTGACGAAGTTGTCCACATTGGCTGCGGAAGGCAGAGGCCGGATCCACGCACGGCAAGAAGTACTGCCCGAAGAAGAAGCCGCCGCCGGCTTGTGAGACCGGCGGCGGTATGGTGCGCCGTACTACTGCGCCAATTTGTAGGCGCGGGCCCCATCGGGACGTTTGAAGGATTCGACGGTGAGGCCCATCTTCTTGCCCAGACTGCCGGAGATGAAGCCGCGGATGCTGTGGGCCTGCCAGCCAGTAGCGCCCGCGATCTCCGTGAGGCTGGCGCCGTCGGCGCGGCGGATCAGTTCCAGCACGATGGCCTTCTTGCTGCCCTCGCGCGTCGTGGGTGTCGCGTCCTTGGCGGTGGCGTCCTTGGGCGCCTTGGCTTTCTTCGGCGCGGCGGGGGCCGCCAGCGGCGCGGGGGCGGGCGTCAGTACCTGGATGGCCTTCCAGATTCGGGTGACCGCCGTCTTGCGGTCGGTGAACTTCTTGACCGGCTTCAGGTCGCCGAAGGGCACTACGCCGGCGAACGTATTCCAGACCTCTGGGAAGCGGCTGATGGGCCAGTCGGCGGAGAGCTTGGCGAACTCCTTTTCGGTGGCGAAACGGTCTTGGCCTTCGGGAACCTGCTCGGCGGCGGTGAAGGCGGTGATGTTGTTGTCGGTGGCGATGGTGAACGTGTTCATGGCTTTCTCCTGATTCAAAACTTGATCTGGTCGACGATCCGGCGTGCCTCGTCGGGGCTGATTCCCTGCCTAGGAGGTGCCTCCATGCGGAGGCGCGCGGCGGTTCGGATGCGGATCTCGCGGCCGGTAGTCAGATTAATGCCGTACCAGCCACCGCGTGGGTGCTCGCGGGTGAGGCGGACCTTGGCCAGCGTGCCGCTGACCTTGACGATGTAAGTCGTTCCGAGGTGTACGTTGTGTTTTTGCATCGTTAGTACTCCAGTCCCTTCTGGTCCACCGCGCTGCGGTCGCCCAGGCTGGCCAGGACGTAGGCGAGTTCTTCGGTGACTCGCCCGAGGTCGCCGGCATGCCCCCAGTCGGCGGGTTCCTGCGCCTGATCCTTCTGGTGTTGCTCCAGGCGGCTGGCGATGCGCTTCAGCAGGTCCTGGCATTCGGTGTGGCGTTCCGCGTAGCAGGCGGCGGCGGTTTGCTTGGTGGTCTTGGTGGGGCGTGGCATCGAACACATACATCACTTCGGTGGCGGCGGAAAGCAAGGCTGAAGTTCAACTTTTCGGCAGAAAGATCTCATCATGACCGGTATCTCTCAGCGGGCGTACGCACGGTTGCGCGGCGTTGCCCTCAGCGCCGTGCAGAAGGCGATCGCCACCAAGCGGATCACCCTGAACGCCGACGGGACCCTCGATCCGGAGCGGGCGAACCAGGAATGGGAAAGGAACACGTTCGCAGGCAAGACCCTGCACCAAGCGACCAGACCAAAAGTGGTGCCGCTCAGTGCACCGCCCCCACCGCGTGGCGGTTCGGGCATGCCGAGTCAGCCCGACGTGGCGGCCGATCCGGTTGCGGCCTATCTGCGGGCCCGCGCCGTGAGCGAGACGTTCAAGGCAAAGACGGCGCAGTTGGAGTATGAGGAGCGCGCCGGCAAGCTGATCCAGGCTACCAAGGCCGGCGAGTATGCGGCGCATTGGTCCGCGATCGTCGGTGATGCGCTGTCCGCATACCCGGATCGCGTGGCGCCGCTGGTAGCCGCCGCGAAAACCGAAGCAGAGATTCACCGGATACTCGCGGGTGAAACGAACGCCCTGCGCCGCAAGATGGCCAAAGCCATCTCGGACGCCGGTTACTGATGGACACACCATTTTCGATGTACCAGGTTGGAGCGGAGGCGTTGCTGCCACCACGGGATATTTCCGTCTCGCAGTGGGCCGACGAGAATGTGGTGCTCACCGGATCCGGGTCGGCGGAACGGGGCCAGTGGCATACGAGGCCGTACCAGCGGGAACCGATGGACGTCCTCAGCCCAAGCCATCCGTGCAAGCAGGTGGTGCTGATGTCCGCTGCACAGATGCTCAAGACGAGCGTGATGGTGAACTTCCTGGGATACATCGCGGACGTAGATCCGGGCCCGACGCTGGCGGTGGAACCGCGATCGGAAGATGCCAAGGCGCTTTCGAAGGATCGCGTTGCGCCGTTGTTCCGGCACTCGCCAGCGCTCCGCGGGAAGCTCGCCGCGGTGAAGTCGCGCGATTCCAACAACACGGCGATGCACAAGGTGTTCGCCAACGGTTCCGGGCACATCACCTTTACAGGAGCCATCTCGCCGTCCGGCCTGGCCATGCGTCCGATTCGGTATCTGTTGCTGGACGAGGTTGACCGGTATCCAGTGAGCGCAGGATCGGAGGGCGATCCCGTATCGCTGGCGATGCAGCGCACCGGGGAGTTCGAGCACAACAAGAAGGTAATCATGTGCTCGACGCCGACCGTCGACGGGGAGAGCCGGATCCAAGCGGCGTGGAACACGAGCGACCAGCGCGAGTATTTCGTGCCGTGCCCGCTATGCAATCACTTTCAGATCCTAGTGTTTAGCGACGGCACTGACGGCGGGCTTGTGTGGCCGGAAGGCGACCCGGAGAAGGCCGCCTACTGCTGTGAGAAGTGCCGGGAACTCATCCCGCACAACCAGAAATCGTGGATGGTGGAGCGCGGCGAGTACCGTGCGCAGAATCCAGGATCGCCGATCCCCGGGTTCCGGGTGTCGCAGTTGATCTCGCCCAAGCGTGGTTGGGGAACGATCGCCGCGGAGTTCCTGGTTGCCAAGGGCTCGACAGAGACGCTCAAGGCGTTCCTCAATACCGTGTTGGCGGAACTCTGGACAGAACGCGGGTCCGCGCCGGATTGGGAAAAGCTCTATCTGCGGCGCGAGGATTACGACCTCGGGATCGTGCCGGCCAAAGCTTCGCTGCTGGTCGCGGGTGTCGATGTGCAGGACGACCGCCTCGAGGTGGAGATCAAGGCGTATGGCCGCGGCAAGGAGTCCTGGTCGGTCGACTACCGCGTGATTCAGGTGCCCGATCAATCCGGCCAATCGCTCAAAACGTCCTCGCCTGAAGTCTGGCAGGAGTTGGAATCTTTGCTGGCGGCGGACTGGCCGTGCGAGTCGGGCCGGACCATGCCCATCATGGCCATGACGATCGATACCGGCTTCCGGCCCCAGATGGTGTACGAGTTCGCCGCGCGCCATCCGCAACCGGCGCACGGCCCGGCAGGCGACAGGATCTCTGCGCCGCGCACCGTGGTAGCGACCAAGGGCACGCCCGACTTTCTGAAACTGATCGCGCGGGTGTCGCCTACGGACGCTGCGCGCAAGCGGCAGAACGTTCGGATCTGGCACATTGGCACGCACTGGGCGAAGCAGGAGTTCTACGATTGGCTGCGGATCGTGCTGCCCGACGATGGGACGTACCCACCCGGGTACCAGCACTACGCCTACAAGGATCAGGACTTCTACCGCGGGCTCTGCTCCGAGTCGCGGATCATCCGGTCGAGCGGCAAGGTGGAGTGGATCCCCGACAAATCGATCCGGAACGAACCACTCGACCTTGCGGTGCTCTGCCGCGCGGCAGCGGCGGTCTGTGGAATCGATCGCTTCTCGGACGAGGATTGGGCGGAACTGGAGGGGAACATTCCAGCCGACGCTGCGAGGGCGCCAACCACTGACGGGTATTGGGGCGCACGCGGTGACTTTTGGGGGGCGCGCGGCGGCGGGGACTGGTTCAAATGATCGACCTGACAGAACTTCTGACGCTGCGCGACGCGCTACAGCGTGCCCTGTTGAGCGGGGTGCGCCGGGTACAGCTTCCCGATCGTGCCACCGAGTTCAACAGCGTCGATGACATTCGGAAGGCCCTCGCCGATGCCAACGCCGCGATCGCCGGCGCCTCTGGCAGGACGCCTCCTTCTTTCACCTTGGCCACGCATCGCAGGGAGTAAATGAACGCCCTCGACAAAATGATCGGGTACTTCTCACCCGAGCGGGCCTATCGCCGCGCGCAATACCGCGCAGCGACCGAGGTCTTTGCGTATGACGGTGCGAAATCGGGCCGCCGCACGGACGGGTGGGTAGCTGCGGGCGGCGACGCCAACACCGAGGTCGGCGCCTCCCTGATCAACCTGCGCAACCGGTCGCGCGACCTGCTGCGCAACAACCCGTATGCCACCAAGGCGATTGCGGAGCTGGTCGGCAACACGGTGGGCACGGGGATCGTGCCACAGGCCAAGACTGGCCACGTAGCGCTCGACAACCTCATCGACGCGGAGTGGCCATTTTTCGCTGAGAACTGCGACCCAGGCGGGCAGTTGGATTACTACGGCATGCAATCGCTGATCGTCCGGACCACCGCCGAGAGCGGAGACGGCATTGTGCGGTTCCGTGGGCGGCGGGCGGGAGACAATTTCCGGGTGCCTCTCCAATTGCAGGTGCTGGAGGGTGACTACCTGGACGTGGCCCGCACGATGGGCACAGCCACCGGGCACGTAATCCAGGGAGTGCAGTTCAACCTGTTCGGCCAGCGCGAGGCGTACTGGCTGTACAACTACCACCCTGGCGGCGTCTACATGCTGAACCCGCGCGGCGGGATTCTCAGCCAGGCTGTGCCGGCCAGCGAGGTGATGCATACCTACAACATCCTGCGCCCTGGCCAGGTCCGCGGGGTGCCGTGGCTGGCGCCCGTGATGCTGGCAATGCGCGACCTGGATGACTACCGGGATGCGGAGCGCATGCGCAAGAAGACGGAGGCGTGCCTGGCGGGGATCGTCACGCGCCCCGAAGGTTCGGGCGGGCTGCCCATCGGCGCCAAGTCCACCGACCCGAAAACCGGGAACACCCTCGAGCGCATGTACCCCGGCATGATCGAGTACTTGAAGCCCGGCGAGGACATCAAGTTCAACGCGCCCCATAGCACCGGCGGTTACCGCGAGTACCTGACGACGGAGCTGCAGGGCATCGGCGCCGGTGTGGACGTGCCCTACGAACTTCTGTCCGGCGACCTTTCGCTCGTCAACTACTCGTCTTACCGCGCCGGTATGCTGGGCTTCCGCAACGCCATTGAGGCGTTCCGATGGTTGACGCTCATCCCGATGTTTTGCCGCCCGACCTGGCGCAGGTTCATCGACACCCTGGTGTTGCTCGGCAAGATGCCTCAGGCGGAGTACGGCGTCCAGTGGACGGCGCCCAAGTTCGAGTCGGTGGATCCGCTGAAGGATGCCATGGCCGAGTTGAAGAAGATCCGCACCGGCACACTGACGCTGACCGAGGCGATCTTGCAGAACGGCTACGACCCCGAGAAGCAGTTGGATGAGATTGAGCGAATCAACGGGCTGCTGGACGACAAGGGGATCATCCTGGACTGCGATCCGCGCAACGTGAACGACAAGGGCGTCGAGCAGCCCACCACCAGCGGGGAGGCGTCGCCGGACCCGCCCAAGGCGAAGGCGGCAGTGAAGGCGTCGGCGGAGTTTTCCGATTCGCGGTTGGTCAGAGTGTTCAGGTCCTAACGACCGAAGGAGTTATTCATGGACGAACTTGCAGCGGACCAGATGGTCGCCCCCACCACCACGGGCGTGCCGTCAGGCGATGCGGTTATCGATGGCTCATCGGGTGGCACTGGCCTGGCTGCCGGGTTGACCGACCCGACCTACACCATCCAATACCTACCGGGCGTACCTGGCACTCCGGCCGAAGGCACGGACGCTCTGGAGACGGAACGCTTCACGGTGGCGGCCGCCTTCGCACCAGCCTCGGCCGATGGCGACAAACGGACGATCGATGCGGTGTGGTACACCGGCGCAAAGGTGCCCCGCATGGACTGGCGCACCGGCGAGGCGTACGACCTCATCCTGTCGATGAAGGGCGCCCGCCTGGACCGCCTCAACAAGGGCGGTCCACTGTTGGACTCGCACGAGACGTACGGGGTGGAGGGCCAACTCGGTGTGGTGCGGCGCGCGTGGGTGGCGGGCGCCACCGGCAAGGCGACCATCCAGTTCAGCAAGCGGGACAGCGTGACCCCGATCTGGAACGACGTGCAAGCCGGCATCATCCAGAACCTCAGCCCCGGCATGTGGATCTACAAGAAAGTGGACACCACGCCGAAGGGGCAAGAGCGAAAAGAATTCACTGCGACGGACTGGGAACCGTTTGAGATCTCTCTCGTACCGGTAGCGGCCGACGCAAACACGACTTTCATGTCGGCGGAACGAACGCAGCCGCCGGCACCACCGACTGTAGTTGCAGAAAGGGCATCTGCCCAAGAGGAGACACCTGTGGAACCAATCACCCAGGCTACGGGCGAAGAGGCCCGTCTGAACGAAGTAGCACTCGCCGCGGCGCGCGACGAGGCCACGAAGGTGGAACGGTTGCGCGCGACCACGATTCGCACGATCGCCAGCCCCTTCAAGATGCAGGAGACGTTCGTCACCGCCTTGATCGACGAGGGCGTGTCCATTGAGGCTGCCCGCGATCGCATCCTCGCGAAACTGGCCAGCCAGTTCACGGACAAGCCGACCAACGGGGAAAACGGTGGGGTTACGATGGGCGCAGACGCGACCGACAAGCGGCGCAAGGGCATGGAGGCTGCGTTGCTCCTGCGAGGTAACCCTCGCGCGTCTGGCGAGATGGTTGACAGGGGCCGCGAATTTGCCGGGCTCACCCTGGTGGACATGGCGCGCGAATGCCTGAATGCCGCCGGCGTGAAGACTCGCGGAATGGACCGGCACGAGATCGCTCGTGTGGCGCTCCAGGGCCGGCATGGGGCATCCGAGTATTTCGATGGCGCCATGACCACCAGCGACTTTCCCAACATCCTGGCGAACGTCGCCAACAAGACCCTGCGCCAGGCGTATGAGGCGGCGCCCCGCACCTTCGTGCCGTTCTGCCGCCAGGTCACGGCGGCCGACTTCAAGCCGGTGAATCGCATTCAGTTGAGCGACATCGCCGCCTTGCAGAAGACCAACGAAAACGGGGAGTTCGTGCGCATCTATCTGGGCGACTCCAAGGAGTCCTACGCGCTCACCACCTGGGGCGGCATCGTACCGATCACCCGCAAGGTGGTCCTCAACGACGACCTCCAGGCGTTGACGCGGATTCCTGCCGGGTTGGGCATCGCGGCCGCCACGCTCGAGAGCGACGCCGTGTGGGCTGTGATCACGGCGAACTCCAACATGGCCGATGGCGTGCCTCTGTTCCACGCCACGCACAAGAACCTGACGGCAACCAATGCCCTCGCGGCGGTGGCCAACATCACGGCGGCGCGCAAGGCAATGCGCAAGCAGACTGCGCCCAAGGGCACGATCCTGAACCTGATTCCCAGGTTCCTGATCATCCCGGCGGCACTCGAAGGCATTGCGGTCCAGATCACCAATCCCATCAACCTGGCGGCCACCGCATCTTCCGCCGATGTGCCCGCCTTCGTGCGCGCCATGGTGCCGATCGTGGAGCCGCGCTTGGACGCGGTCGCGACGTACGGGGACACCAACTGGTACACGGCGGCCGACCCGAGTTCGATTGACACGATCGAGTACTGCTATCTGGAGGGACAGCAGGGTGTCTACATCGAGACCCGGCAGGGCTTCGAAGTGGACGGCGTGGAGATCAAGGCTCGCCTGGATTTCGCGGCCGCGGCGATCGATTTTCGCGGTTTGCAGAAGAACACCGCGGCGTAGGGCGGTGAGGACCAGCGGGGCGGTGGCGACGCCGCCCCTTCCAATCACAAAAAGGGAGAACAGAAACCATGACGAATTTTGTAAAAAGCGGTGAGAATCTCACCCTCAGTGCGCCCTACGACGTGCTGTCTGGGGGCGGCTTCAAGGTGGGCAACGTATTCGGTGTGGCCGCCAACGACACGCTCTCGGGCGGTGACGTCGAGTGCAATGTCGAGGGCGTCTACGACCTTGCCAAGGACGCCAGCACCTTTGCGCAGGGCGATTTGGCCTACTGGGACGACACGGCAAAGGCGGTCACGTCCACGGTGGCGAGCAATCTGCTGATCGGCGCGTGCGAAATCGCGGCGGCGACCGGCGTGACCACGCTGCGCGTGAACCTGTTCGGCGTACCCGGCTTCTCGGGGCAGGCCAACGGGCTCCGGGTGGCGCACATGAAGTACGACTACGCTGTCGACGGCGGGGCGTCTTGCACGCCCGCGAACAGCGACACGATCCCGGACAACGCGGTGGTCACCAATGGGGTTATCAACTCTATCGGGGCGGTGACCGCCGCGGGCAGTGCGACGGTGGCCATCGGCACCGCCGCGGGCTCGGCGGGGAACTCCGTTCTGACGGCGACTGGCAAGGCGTCGCTTGGCACGGACGCCGTGCTCGTGGCGACGTCGGAGGCCACTCCCTTCAAGATGAACGGAGCCGGCAAGCTGTGCATCACGGTCGCGACCGGCCCGCTCACCGCCGGCGTGATCGAAGCGTGGGTCACGTACTACCTGGCCTCGGCGTAGGCGGATCCGATGAGCGCGTTTAGTGCACACGCAGGTCTGGCGAACGCGGCTATCCTGGCCGCGTTCGGCCAGCCGGTGTCCTATCAGCAGGGCACCAGTGATCCATTCACCGTCCTTGGAGTTCTTGAGCGCAAGGGTGAGGAAGAGACCGGCGACAATGCGCTCTACGCTCGTCTGTTTTTTCAAACCTCGGACTTCGCGGTGGCGCCTCAGCAGGGCGACGTGGCGACCATCGCGGGAACTGCTTTTACCGTCTTCTCGCTGCACACCGACACCATGGGCGGGTGCTGGCTGTCGCTGCGCGAGGTCGCCTGATGGCTTCAGTGCGGGTCTTCTACAAAAAGCAGGTTCGGATCGACCGGATGAACTTCCGCCAGCAGTCGATGCTCAAGATCGGCACCGTTGGCGTGGCCACGGTCAAGAACCGGGTGGCGGCGGCGCTGGATTCCAACGACGCGCCGTCCAAGCCGCTGACCAAAGGGTACGCCCGGCGCAAGACGAAGCTCGGCCTGGGCGACAAGCGCAATCTTATGTTCACCGGCGATATGTTGCGGAACTTTCAGGTGCGCACGGTCTCGGACAACAAGGCGAAGGCCAATAACTCCACGCGGACGGGCCGGTTGAAAGCATGGCTCAATCAGAAGATTGAACCCTGGGTTCTGTTCTCGCCCAAGAACCAGAAGGAAGTCGCGGAGTCTGCAGCCAAGGTATTGAAGGAAATGGCGCCCACGCTCGTGTTGGAACGTACGATGGAAGGCAAATGATCGATCCCTACGAGCTGGTTGACGACCTGGTTGCGGCGCTACAGGATATCGAAGACTTGGTCGCCGCGTTGGGTGCCGATGCGTCCAGGATCTTCGCGTACCGGGATTCGTACCCAAAGAGGGCCAGCCTGGTTCACGCGATCCACACCATGCCGGCGCCCGGGTGCATGGCGGTGTGGCAGGGGACGCAGCCCGGATCCTTCGGCGGGATGGATGTTTGGAAGCACCAGGTCACGCTGTTCTTGCGGGTGGGGGAGAATGCGGCCGGCGCCAGCCCTTACTACGCTCTTTTCCGGTTGATCACCAAGGGAACCCCGGTTACGACGGGCGACATCGAGATGATCAACCTCACGGTCCACCCGTCCTGCTACCCGATGGATCTTCCACAGATCCAACGGCAAACGGATGCCGAGGGCCTGGACTATTTTGAGATGCCACTTTCATTTACCGAGATCGGAGATCAGTGATGCAATCCACGGTTTGGATGATGCCTCCTTTCGGCAAGGGCGAACCGAAAGAGGTCGAAGCGACACCCGAGATCCTCGTGCCACTGCTTGTGAAGGGTTGGTACCAGTGTGCTCCACCGGCGGCAGCCAAACAGGAGGTAACCGAAAATGTCGGCCACTAGACTGCAGGAAATTCTCGTCTGTTTTGGCAAGGGCAAGCAGGCTGACATCGTCACCGCGCAGGCCGCGGGCGTGATGTGGAGAATGAACAAGCTCAACGCCGCGCTCGCCAACCCGAAGCTGGCGATTGAAGACGACGCGACAGAGTACGGCAAGGGCCACGAGTTCGCCACCACGACCTTCAAGACGTCCTGGGACGTAACCGGGACGCTGGAGAAGTACCTCAGCGCGGAGATGGCTGCGTGGGCGGTGTGCTTCGGCCTGGGCAAGGTGGTGAAATCAGGCTCCTCCCCTGCCTTCACGTACACCTGCACCCCGCTCTTTCCGTCTGCCGGCGACGACACCGAACTGCCGTACTTCTCCTTCGTGGAGCAGATTCGGCCCGGCAGCGGCGTGATCCTGGATCGGCAGGCAGTGGGCTGCGCCATCGAGGGCTTCACCATCGCCATCGGGTCCGGGCCCGGGCGCGCCAACAGCAAGATCACCTGCGAGTTCGCGGGCTCGGGCAAGGTTATCGACTCGGCCACCGGCATCGTCATGCCGGCTGCCACCGTCGAGAAGCTGCTGCCGTCCGCGTCTCTTACGCTGACGATCAACGGCGTGGATTATGTCACCTCCAAGAACGTCGTCTCCCTGGAAACCTCCTGGAAAAACAATCTCCGGATGAACGACGGCTTCTATCCGGGTTCGGGCTTCCAGACGGGCGGCGACGCAACCAGCGGCGCGGTCCGGGGCCGGCTGGAGTTTGGCAATCGTCAGGGCACCTTGAAGTTCGTCGCCCGCTTCGATGCCAACTCGGCAGAATACGCGAAGCTCAAGGCGCAGACCACCGGCACGGCGGTGATGATGCTCGACTACGACGCCAACAACTCGCTCCAACTCACCTGGCAGAAGGTCGCCTTCTCCACGGTGGAGATCGGGGAGACGGATCAGTTCGCCACGGTTGCGGTGGACTGCGTGCCCCAGTACGACGCCACCAACGGCATCCTCACCGCAGTGGCCAAATCCGCGGTGGACGGCATCTGCCAGTAAGGAGAACCATGGAACAGACTGCTGTAGTGTTTGATGCAAGCAGACCGATCGCGGTCAATCTGCGGGCGCCGGGCGGCGTGAAGACCGTCCGCGTCCGCTTTCCTTCCGACGATGAATGGATTGAACGCCAGCGTCGCCGCAAGGTCGTTATCAAGCAGCTAGGGCGCGGCATCTCCGAAACCATCGTCGGCAACGGCGAGGACGTGGATGCCGCGCTGGTCGCCAAGATCCGTTCCGATCCGGCGCCGGACATTGACGCGTTCGAAGCGGTCAAGGTGGTCGAGCAATTGTCCACATCCGAGGTGGACGACGTGGTGTCCGAGGGGGACTCTTTCCGCATCACCACGCGGGTCCTGGGCGGTTCGACCGCCCACGTTCTGAACATGCCCTCGGCGAAGGACGTCTTCGATTACCGGCGCGGCTTCGCGCGGGTGCTCGACCTCCCCTTCGGCAAGCAGGAACTCACCATCAACATCAGCCCGGCTGGCGTGCTCTATAAGAAACTCGTCGTCTCCACCGAGGGCTACGCTGGCGACGTTCCGATCATCCACCAGGCGGTGGCGGTGAAGGCCGCCATCGACGCGATGGACAATGCGTTCGCAGAGGATCGCGACGCAAATTTCTAGCCGGGGATTGGCCGGCGGATCCCTCGTTCAGGTTCCTGGTGCATTGGGCCATGCGGCGCGAGGAACTGTGCGATCCCGGCCTCTGCCCCGACTCTCCCGATGACGGCGGCCGATGCGACCACTGTCCCCATGACCGGCTCGACGCCGCCCAAGCATCGGAGAAGGGGCTGGTAATCCGGCGCGCGCTCGACCTCATGTGCGCGCTGAAACTGGGAGTGCAAATCTCCCTCGGCGATATTCGGGCGGATGAGATGGCCGCGATGCTGATCATCGCGGAAGAACGGGACGTGCTGGACCGGGAAAAGTCGCCCTCATGGAGAGGCAAAGAGCCTACCTGAGGCGGCTATGCCGAAACGCTGGGCGAGCAGGCCGGAGCCATTTCCCACAACGCCGACTGGGGACCTCAAGCGGCACAAGTCCGGGACGACATTTCGGCCAACTGGCCCGCTATCCGTGACCAGTGCGGCGTCAGTTCCTGGAAAGTACGTTGAACGTCTCTTGATTTCAGTCGATCCCGGCCGCTTTGGCGCTTGCGTCCAGATCTGCGATCTGGGCGGAAAGGTCCGCGTATTCCTGCATCATTTGGGCCAGCTTCGACGGTGCGAGCAGCGCTGCATTCTCAGCGATCAGTTTCAGTAGAACAGGTATGTTCACGACGGGTGATCCCAGCAAGGGAAGGGCCTCGGAGATTACATGCAGGGCTTTGCCTGCGGCTTGGAGTTCGCTCTCCAAGAGCGCGCGTCGCCGTTTGGCTTCGGCGCGGTCTTTTACGATTCAAAGGACTGCGGCATCCTGCTCGTCGGGGCTCATAGTTGAACTGATTCTACCACCGTGGCACGATGTGACCGTCTATCCCTTTGCCTTCTTATCCCTTTGCCTTCTTTCGCCACCGCCGCCTGGGCAGCTCGCCGGGCTGATGCCTTCCGCTCAGCCGGGCGTTATTACGCCCGACCCGTAGACGTGCGCCGGTTAAGTCGCCATCTGGGAAGCTGAGGGGGATCGCCCGCCGGTAACACCGTACCCTTAACGAATCCGCAACACACTGACCGTTCAATCTCCTTCTGGGCGAACTTCTCAGGTCCAAGCTCCGAGCCAACAGTCACTCTACATGGCCGACAACAGCAAGCTGGAACTCGTCGTCGAGGTGGACGTCAACAAGGCGAACGCCTCGATCAAGAGCATCAACACCGGCCTGTCCAGCATGGAGCAGGCGGCCACGCAGGCCACGCGCGGCGCGTCCGAGGGCATCGACGGGATCACCGTCAGCATGGTCAAGGGCGCCACCGCTGGGAACCTCCTGGCGGACGCGATCAAGCAGGCGCTCAACTGGGTTAAGGACTGGACCGTGGGCGCTGCGCAGTACGCGGCCCACACCGACAAGATGGCGCTCTCGATGGACTCCCTGGCCAAGGCGCACAGGGTCAGTTCCGAGGCTGCGAACAAGGCGGTCCTGTCGGTTAAGGCGGTTGGGTTCTCGACGCAGGAAGCAATCCACACCGTGGATCGCCTGATCGTTGCCAACCTCTCCCTTTCGAAGGCGGAGGGCCTCGCCAAGGTCGCTAAGGACGCCGCCGCCATCGAGAATATCGCCGCGCCCGAGGCTCTGGAAAAGATCCTTCAGGCCATCGAGTTCGGCAACGCCCGGGCCCTACGATCGGCGGGCCTGCGCGTCGACTTCACCCGCGATCTGCAAATCACGGAACTGGAACTCAACCGGACGCTCACCGACACCGAGGTCGTCCAGCTTCGGTACAACGCGGTGATGGAAGCTGCCGGAAGGATTCACGGCGCCGCGGCGGCAGCCGCCGGCAGCGTGGAGACGCAGACCGCCGCCCTCGCCCGCGAAATAAACGAACTGAAAGAGGCTGTGGGCGAAAAGTTCCAGGGATACATGAAGTCCTGGATCGGCCATCTCCGGGACCTCGTCGGGTTCCTCAAGGACAACGCCGATTGGCTGGCCAAGTTTGGAGAGGGCGCGCTGGTTCTCGCCGGCATCATCGGCACGATCACCATCGCCACTAAAGCTTACGCGGCGGCGCAGGGGTTGCTCAACATCGCGCTTGCCGCCAACCCGGTCACTATCGCGATTGCCGGTGGCATAGCCGCCGGTGCCGTCATTGCTCACGGCTACAACACGATGAAGGAGAGCCAGCAGCGGCAGTTTGATGCGCAGCGCGGCGACCAGATTCGGAAGCTCGCTGGTGAGAGTAGCGGCATGGCGAAGCTGCACGCGCAAGGAGTATCTGATGAAGACATTCGCTTTGCGCTGACCGGCAAGCGAGAGGCGGCCGCGGGAGACGTCTCGTGGGCCAAATCGGGGCTTCACCTCGTCGGCGCGGAGACTAAGCCTGGCGCCAAGCAGGACACTGGCGAAGATGACGAAATCAAGAAGGCCCAAAAGCTGGAGGCGCTGAAACTCGCCGCCGAGGTCCGCAGGAAACAGGAGGAAAACGAGCGGGTCTTTGCCGACCGGGCAGTGGCCGCCGGCGCGGCTGGCAAGACCGGCTTCGCCAAAGAGGCCGAAGAGATCAACGCCGAGATGGCCAAGCGGTCGTCCTTCGTCGACGAGCGCGGCGCCTCGCACCAGGTGCCGATGACGGCTGCCTCGTGGACCTCCGTTATCGACGAGGCCCGAAAGAAGTTCGACGCCTACAAAGAGCACGTCACCGAATCGAACCATAAGGTCACTGCCGAGGCGTCCAAGGAAGAAGAGGAACTCGCGCGCAAGCGGCTGGAGTGGGACGGCAAGCTGTTCGATGAGCGTCTGAAGCACAACCAGGAAGCCTCTGAACAGGATTTAGAGCAGGCGGCGAAGGTTTACGAGTTCGAGGAGCAGCGTGCCGGCTTTGCGCGGGATGCCCGCGTCCGGCAGCTCGAGGCCATGGATCCGCAGACGATGGAGCAGAAGATCGCCGTCGAGCAGCGCAAGGCGGATATCGAGATCGAGTACCTGGAAAAGGTGCACGAGGTCAAGCAGCGCCTCTACGACATCGACACCAGCCGGGTGCTGATGGAAGAAGAACTCAACATGAAGCGCCTCGGCTACAAAGCCGACGAGATTGCGGCTCGGCTCAACGACCTCAGTCAGCAGCGCCAGGATATCCGCGACCAGGCGGAGGAGGGGAACGACGCGGATGTCCAGGCGGCGCGCGAGAACGCCTCCATCAAGACCGTGGCCATGGTTCGCGACCACAACAAGCAGGTCTTCGAATCGCTGAAGAAGGAAGCGGGCGGCGTCTTCGACGCCCTCCTGACGAAGTCGCAGTCCGTCTGGTCCGCCATTGGCAACTCCCTGAAGACCGCGTTACTGACCGCCATCAAGGACGTCGTCACGTCGCGCGTGGCGGCGATGCTGATGGGGATGCTGTACGGCACCAAGGTGGGCTTTGCCGGCGGCAATGGGCTGGCTGGCGGCCAGCCCGTGTTCGGCGGCGGGGGCGCCCCGGGCGGCGTCGGTGGCGGAGTGGGTATACTTGCCGCACTCGGGCTCGGGGGCCGCGCTGTGGGCGGCGGGGGAGCCAGCGTGGGCGTCGGGGGCGGCGGTGTTGGCCAGATCGTCAGCATGGCTGGCGGTGGCGGCGGTGGAATGGGCCAAATCGCCAGTCTTGTCGGCGGCCCGGGCGGCACGTCGGGCTTCGCTGGCCCGGTGGGCGGATTCGACCTGCCGCAGGGCGGCGGCGGCGCCGGCGTCCCCCTTGGCGCCGGTTCGGGCGGCTTCGGTGGTGGCGGCGCTGGTGGCGCCGGTGGCGCGGGTGGGCCTGGCGGCATCCTTGGCAGCTTGAAGGGCGGCCTCGCCGGGTTGAAGGGCATGTTCGGCTTCGGCGACGTTTCTAAGGATTCGCAGGGGGGCCTCTGGTCGACGGTGGGCAACCAGTCCATCAGTATCGACAGCCTCGGCGGTAAGCTCACCGCTCTCGGGAAGTCCAACGCTGCGCTCATGGGCGGCGCCGCGCTGGCGATGGACGGGCTGATCGGGCATGCCGGCACCTGGCGCGGTGTCGGTGAGGGCGCTGCCGGCGGCGCGTTGATCGGGTTCAAGTACGGCGGCCCGCTGGGCGCACTCATTGGCGGTACCGTGGGCGCCGGAATCGGCATCGGGGAGAAGGTCGCCGGCGTGGAGTCCAAAGAGAACGAAGCGAAGCGCCTGGTGAAGCAGATTTATGGCGTCAGCATCGACGCCGCCATGGCGAAGCAGATCGTCGATATCGCCAAACAGAAATACTCGGGGCACGTGTCGATGGCGGTGCGCGATCCGGACGTCCGCAAGACCATCGAACTCTACGCGGCGGCCAGCGGCCAGAAGATGCCCCTGTCGGCCACCACGCCCCACGGGGCGAGCCTGGTGGAGCAGGGCGGCAGTCTCTACCAGGCGCCCACCTACATGTTTGGAAATCCCAACGTGTACCAGAGCAGCCTGCTGACCGCTGGCGGCCAGCCTGCCGGCCAGTACCCCGGTCCGATGTCGCTCCAGGTCAACGTCTCTGGCCAGGGCGCTGCGCAGTTCGTGGCCGGCCAGGTGGTGACGCCTGAGTTCGTGCAATCTCAGTGGTCGAGTGCGGCCGCATCGAGTAACGGTCGCGTCTCCAACAGCGCGTGGATGCAGCAGCCCGGCCTCGTAATCTCCTAAGCCAATGCCAGGAAGTGTCCAGAACGCCGCACCAGATGCCGTGATGGCGCAGAGCCTCTGCACCGCGTTCGTGGAGGACTGCGCCTTCCTGCAGATCGAGAATCAGTACCACGATGGCACCGTCCATCGGTACCGCCTGGCGCAGACGCCGCGCCGGTCGTTCAAACTCGGGAAACGGCTAACGGAGACCGCGCTGGCCGCACTGAAGACCTTCTGGGACGCGCACCGGGACGTTCCGTTCTACTTCTACAACCCTTGGGAGGCCACGCCGGTTGGCTCCAACTACGACCCCGCTGGAAACAGCACCACTGGACGCTACACGGTGGTCTTCCGGGGCGGTTGGGTGCAGGAGATGACCCTGGGGCGTCTGAACGTCCCGCAGATCGAACTGGCGGAGGTGGCATAGGTGTCGGACTCCATTGGGCGAATCCCCGTCCCCGATCTGGTTGACAGCGGGCTCACGTTTCCCTTGATCAGCGACTTCGGCGCCGGCCTGAGTCAGGACCGGGCCGCCGTCGTCCACCAGTTCGGGAGCGTCGACGCGAAGATCGAGCAGCGGTTCGCGGTTGGTCTGGGCCCGCGAAAGTTTCGATTCCTGCGCTCCGGGATGAACCTCCGGGACCGCGCCCGGCTCGCGGCCTTTTGGCAGCAGCTTCCGACAGGCGCGACCGGACATCAGGGCACGCAGGGACCATGGGCGTCGTTCACCTACAACGCGCCGAACCCCGATGGCACGACCACCGCGGTCAAGGTGGCTTTCGAGAACGTCCCGTTAAGCCTCCAGTACCTTCAGCAGGTCTGCCAGGTGGGCCTGACGTTTGTCGAGGTGCCGGATCCGACCGCCGCGCCATCTTACGCTGCCGCCAGCACGTGCCTGCGGTTCCCCTCCACCACACTCCAGACTGCCCTGCTGGCCCAGGTCCAGGAGATCATCCCGCTGATCCACATCCGCGTGCGCGAGGCGGCGGTGGCCGACATCTACCTTTCCGACCGTCGTTGCACGGTCGGCGGCCAGCTCTACCTGCCCCGCGTGCTGGGGCTGGGCGAGTCGGGGACCGAGGCGATCATCTCGCAGGACATCTCCGGCGCCGCGGACAACGTCCAGTTCACGTTCGGCAACGCCGACCGCGTGATGACGCAACTGGCGAACGACACGGACCTCAAACAGGCCACCATCGACCTGTCGTTCTACCACACCAACAGCGGCATCCTGCTTCAGTTCTGGGCCGGTTTCGTCATCACTTTCGCGGCGGACGGCAGCCCGCAGTTCGTGGTGCGCGCGAGCGATGGGATGTACCAGGTCACCCAGCAGTACCCCGTCTCCGTGGTCTCGCGGACGTGCTGGAAGCCGTTCAACGACGGCGCTGCCTGTCCGTACGCAGCGCACGGCGGCCTCCAGACCTCGGGGTCATCTTGTACCGGCGTGCCGTTCCAAGCGGACCCGTCCTCGTGCGATTACTATTTCGATTCGGCCAACGGCTGCCAGGCGCACGGCATGGCACCCTACTTCGGCGGCCACCCCGCGCAGCCGCAGGGCGTCAGCGTCAAGGACAATTCGACGGGCACCTGGGGGTTTGGCCGCAACAACGTCACCGCAACTTCCATCGTCTCCGACTCGATCTGGGGCAACGCCATCCAGGAGATCTGGTGTAACGACGACGGCGATCCGGGGAAGGCGTTCATGGTGAAGGCCATGATCGTGGCGGGCCGCGACGAGTCCGACTTCTACGACGCCCTCGGCATCGTCGGCGCCGGCCCAATTGGCTCGTTCACCGGAATGCTGGTCTACCAGAACGCCGATGGCTACCGCTACATCATCGCGCCCATGCTCGACGGACAGACGCCGCAGGGGTTCAAGGTCGACGGCGGCCTGAACGTTACCAGGAACGAGCCGACCATGGGGCTGCGCGAGGTCGCCGGCAACGATCCGGTGAATCCGACCACGGATTCGTTCAGCCTGGGCCAGGGATCGCCGCAGGTGTGGGGTCCGGAGATGGCCGCCGGCACCGCGTTCGTGGAGATCCGGCGCACCGACGCCTCGGGGATTCAGCCGACCACCGCCGATTCGCACGATATGGAGGTGCCGATCTCGCAGGGGCTTACTGGCTGGACCTGGGACCAGAGCGGGAACCGGAGCGCAGTTTCGGGTTTGACGAATCCGTTCTGGATTGCAGTGAACGCGCTGCTTAGGGCGCTGGCCCAGAGGAACTCTTCGTCGGACGCTCAACTTGCCCACTTCGTACTGTCCTCGGTTTGCGCGGGCGACGGCAGCGGCGCCTCGGAAATCGCCGATGACATGGTTGACGCGGTTGTCGGGGGCGGAACGGAAAAGCAGTTCCGCTTCCAGGGCGTCCTGGCGCAACAGAAGCCGTTCCGCGACTGGCTCACCGAGATCCTGGCCTGCGGCTTGGGCTACTTCACCTGGGAGTTCGGCAAGTTGAAACTTGGCTGCCGCATCAACGCCTCCGCGGCCGAGGCGTTTACGATCGGCAACTTCCTTCTGCAGAGCCTCCGCTTGGAGCCCATCGAAGGCGCCTTCGAGCACCTGGTGATCGATTTCGCGGATCAGGCGTATCAGTACCAGGCCAACACCGCCGAATACCAGGACAAGAGCCACGCGGCCTATTACGGGCGCACCAGCGCCCCGCTGACGGCTCGCCAGCACCTGGTGGGCTGCGGGACGCTCTCGCAGGCCCTCCGCTTGGCGGCTGTGCGCACGCGCGAAGAGATCGGCGGCATCAACCCGGCAGAATGGCGCAACGCCCGGAACGTATCCTGGAAGACCACCGTCCTGGCGCTCAACACCGAAGTCGGCCAGGTGGTTTCGATCACCCACCCCGACGTGCCGGGCATGAAGGGGACGTGCACCGTCGCCAGTGGCGCCTGCGGCAGCCTGACGGGCGATCCTCTCGACGCGTTCATCGTCAATAAAGACGTCCTGATCAACGGTACCCAGTGCACGGTGACGGCGATCACCACCTCGAGCGGCGCGGTGACCGGCTTCACCATCACGCCGGCGCCGGCGGACGCCTCGGGCGCCACGTTCCAATTCATCACGGGCGACTTCCGGATCCAATCCTGGCGGCTGAACAAGGACTGGTCCGTGGACATTACGGCGCGCACCGTGACGGCATCGATGTACGACCTGACCGTTGGGCCGAAGCCGTTGGACGTGGCGCCGGCTCCCTTGCCCGTGCTGTTCTACGCCATTCCGTTCCGCCCGGCCTGGGCGCCGTACCAGGTTCAGGCACCATCCACGGACGCGCTCTTCCCGAACGAGTGGACCTTCGATCTGTCCCAGGTCTACAACCCGAGCGCCGATGGCAATGCCCAAGCCAGCATAACCGCCGCCGGGAAGCTGCCCGTCAACAGCTTCATTCCGAACGTGGGCGCGCCCAACATCACCTCGGGCAGCATCACGCAGGCCACCACGGGCGGCTGGATAAAGGGTGGGACGACGCTGCGCGTGGCGGTGTGCGCCATTGACGCCATGAGCGGCCTGACGCCGCCCAGCCAGATCGTCCTGCTGCAGTTCCCGGTCGGCACCGACACCAACTCGTTCACTCTCTCCGGCATCATCTGGCCCGCTGCGTCCGGCCTCACCGGCTACGTGGTCTTCATGTCGACGCAGGACGACTTGATCTGCTACACCCACACCGGGAACCTGACGGCCAGCGGCGGCAGCTACACTCCCACTTCGATCACCTGCATCGGCCCGGTCCCGCGCTCGACATGGGCACTGCCCAACAACAACGTCGCCGGCGTGGAATTGAAAGGCAAACTGCTGGTGCACGGTGGCGTGCTGGGCGCACGGGTGGACACCTGCACCGGGAGCACCATCGTGGCGGCCGAGACCATCGACGCCGCCGGCACCGACAACTGGGCGGGCCGAGTGCTCGCCATCATCGGTCGATACGACGGCGCGGCACCGTACGTCAGCTTCTCAATCACCGCGTTCAATCCCGCGACCGGGACGTTTACGCTCGCCACCGACGCGGCCGCGGCGGGAGTTCTCTCCGGCGACGCGTTCGTGGTCTGCTTCAAGGGCTACGACAACAGGTCGAACCCGCTCGTTCTCACCGACGCCGGCCTGCTGGGCGCCGAGAGCGGGCACGGCGGTCTGATCGCGCACGCAGAGAAGGGCCTGGTCATCCGGGTGATCGCAGGAACGAACCGTGGGGCAACGGCCAAGGTCGTCGACAACACCACGACCGCGTACACCCTGGATCAGCCCTTGCTGATCGATTCCACCTCGGTGTGGATCGTTGAGGACACGGCGTGGTCTAACAGCGTCCGGTCGGACGACGCCGGCAACGCCAACTACCAACTGGCGACCTCGCTCACGCTACCGACCACCAATTTCCTCGACTTCTCGATGCTGGTGGGCGGATTTACCGAGAATACAAGCGGGCTGGAATCGAGCGACGCCTCGGCGCCTGTGCGCATGGTCTACATCTACGGCAATGGCTACGTCCAGGCGTTCATCTCCGATACCACGTACGCCATGAAAACCAGCGACCACGTGCTGACCTTCCAGGGCGTGAACCAGACTTTGAACCTGCAGCCCAGCGACGCGATCCGGCGCTTCCCGCGGTACATCATCCACGCCGGCGTGGGGCCGCTCGTAGTGAACCCGGCTTATGGTGACACCGTTGAGGGGATTGCCAGCGTCACCTTGAACCCCGGCGACCGCATGGTGCTCATGCCTAGCTCGTAAACCGTCATGGCAAATTGGACAATCATCGGCGGCAGCCAAGGCCCGGTCATCAACCCCCCGAGCGGGGGCGGCAGCAGCGGGACGACGCTGGACGGTCTGGCGGAGAAGGCGACGTTCTTCGCCGGCTTCGGCACGCCCATCCTGCCGGGCCAGGACTATGGCGTCCGGCACATCGTGGCACGCGCATCGACGCCGACGACCCTGTACGCGTTCCTTTCGACCCCACCTCCGGCTGGAAGCTTCATGTTTGACGTGCTGCTCTCCCAGGACGCCGGCGCGACGTGGAACACGATCCTTGGGACGCCGATCAGCATCGTTTCGGCAGCCGTCGTCGAGTCCACCGATTTTGCGGCGGGTACGGCGTTTGCGCCCGGCAACCTACTGCGCCTGGACGTGCTCTCCGCGGGCTTCTCCAGCGGGTTTCAATGCGTGCTGACCATGCAGGGCGCCACCACGCCAGGCTGGGACCGCGCCACGTTCATCTTCGGCATCGCCGGGAATCCCCCTGTGGGGAAGGACTTCGGCGGCTACTTCATCGTCAGCCGGTTCACGTCGCCCGGCACGGTCTTCGTCAATGTCAAAAGCCCGCCCGGCGACGACGTCACCCTGGACCTGCAGGTTCTGCGCGCCGGGACGTGGACGTCGATCCTGGCGGGGCCGCTCACCGTGGCTGCAGGCTTCGGCGGCGTGCTGTCGAGCCAGGAGTTCGCCGCCCGCATGGCGTTCGCGCCCGGCGATCTGATCCGGGCTTACCTCCTCAGCGGGTCTGCGGCCTGCGGGATGGGCTACAACGTGGTTCTTGAAACGGAGGTTCTACAATAACATGGGAGTTATCTACTCTGGGCAGACGATCACCAACACCGTGGTGAGTGCTGCCACCAACGACACGCTCAATCAAGCCGTCGCGAACGCGCTCGTCGCCGCCGGCTGGAGCCTCATCAAGAGCGGATCGAGCGACGGTGTCTGGCGTGTGCGCTCGGCCGCCACGCCGCAAGGCATGCAGGGCGACGTCTGGATGTGGCGCAGCACGGGCAGCCCCGCCCCCTCGCTCTTTGCGGCCTCCAGCGCCCTGGCCACCACCAACGCCAGTGGGCTCCAGGAGCAGGTCGGCCAAACCCTCGTGGTCGGCACCGGCTACACCTACCAGTTGGTGGCCAACGCCTATTACTTCTACCTGTTCCGCGCGGCGACCCCGATGCCGGCGCAGTCGTGCTTCTTCTTCACCGTGCCCTACATCCCGCCGAACCTGGTGGGCCTGGTGAACTCGATCATGTGCGCGTACGGGAGCGCCCAAACCACCGACACCATCGGCGTCGGTGGTCTGTTTAGCTCAGGAGCCAACGCTTTCGCCTACCTCAACGGCCAGGGCAGCGCCCGCTCCGGCCAGTTCAGCCTCTTCTCGGTGGCAACCTACTCCAAGCCGACCTGGTTCGATGGAAGCTGCGAATACTATGAACCGCGCATCATGGCGTTCCAGACCAACGGGTCCGGCGCCCAGAGTGGAAGCCTCCACGCCTGCGGCTACCAGTGGGACGCACTGGTGGTCAATCAACCCCTCCCGCGAGGCACCACGCTCTCCTACGACGGCGGCACCTGGTACGTGCTGACCGAAGGCACCGATCCGGCGCTGATGATCAAAGTGGCATAAAATGCCCCAAGCCTACACGTACCAGCAGCAGGGGCTCCAAGCTCTGCTGGCGAGTTCCCTGTCGATTGCGCTCTACACCCGGCACCCGCAGGGCGACAGCGCAGGCGCGGAATTGACCGCGCCCGGCTATTCGCGCCAGAGCATCACTCTCGCCGCGGTCCTCAACCTCTGCGCCGCCAACACCAACGCCATCACGTGGTCCGCAAGTGGCACGTGGGCGACGGCTTACTACTTCGCGATCTGCCGCACGGCGGACGGCTCGATGGTTTATTGGGGATCGCTTCCCATGCCCATCACCGCCGTAGCCGGGGCGACGCCGACCATCCAGGCCGGCTCGCTGCTGATCGATTGGGCCGACCCGGCAATGGGCATGGCCGTCAATTGGGGGGTGTCGACCGACCGGGCGCCGGTCGCCGGTCCGGTGGCCATACCGCTGATCAACGCCTGGGCGTCCCTGACCAGCCTCCCGTCCGGCTTGGTCACCATTTCGACGTATCAGATTGTGCCGGCGGACCAGGCAGCGGTGAACCTGGTGACCGTCATGGCAGAGCAACAACTCGGCGCGCATCTGTTCTGCAAGGTTCTCGACACCACGCGCGGAAGCACCACCGGCTACACCGTCGCCGGCCCAACTAGTCTCGCGTTCTAAAACACTTCAAGGAGAGATCTTTCCATGGCCAAAAGCTACTACCTCGACAACGCCTTGCTTGAGGCGGCACTCAGAAACATATCGTACTCGTCTCCCGCGACGGTCTACGTGGCGCTTTACACGTCCGCGCCCGGGCCCACTGGTGGCGGCACGGAAGTCAGCGGAGGATCGTATGCCCGCACCGCGTGTACCTTCGGGGCGGCGGCCAGCGGGTCGTTGACCAATTCGGGGGCTTGCACGTTCCCGCAGGCGTCGGCAGGCTGGGGCACCATCACCTCCTTCGGCATCTTCGACGCGGCCAGCTCCGGCAACCTGCTCTACTACGGCAACCTGACCGCCAGCAAGACGATCAATTCGGGCGACCAGTTGACGTTCGCCATCAGCGGGATCACGGTCACCGAATCGTAAAGCTCTAAGTTGGAGGCACGGACAAGATGGCCACCTATTATGTTCGAACCTCGGGCGACGACACGAACGGCGGAACAAGCCTCGCGGTCGTCGCCCAGGCCACCGATGGAGTCACGGCGGGCGGAAACACGGTCCTCACCAGTGCGAGCGCCTCCTTCACGAGCGCGGTCGTGGGGCACGCGGTCCAGTTGAACGCCAGCGGCTTCAACATCTGGCGCGTCATCACCGCGCAGACCTCGACCACTCTCACGCTCAGCGGTGCTAACATCGCGGCCAAGAGCGGCATCACTTACAAGATCGGCGGGACCTGCGCAACGCCGGCGAAGGTCCTTTCCAACGGCGTCACCGCAGAGGTTGCCTTCACCGCCGGCGACACCCTATACATCGGGGCCGGTTCCTACTCCGGGACCATCTACTCGAATTTCACGATGGGCGCGAGCGCCACCGCGATCATCGGGGACACCACCGGGAATTTCACCGGCGACCCGGGCGAGGTGTGGCTCCACAACATAGCGAGCGATCTGTCTGGCTACAGCGTCGCTGGCCTGGCGTATATTCCAACGACTGGACCGGGCGCGACCTACTCCGCCACCAACACAATCGCCTACACCGGGCTGCAAATCACCAACCCGCAGAACCTCACGATTGACAGCCTGAATTTCAATTTCGGCTTCGGCTCTGGGGCCACGTACGGAGAAATGTCGTGCCTGCTCTTGAGCGGCGCCGTGAAGACGGTCACCGTGCAGAATTGCCAGTTTCACCTGGTGTTGGCGGGAGCGACCTCTGGGCGCGCGGCGGCCATTCAGGCCGAGATCGTTGCCGATCCGACCGTGCCTCTGCTGATCCAAAACAATGTATTCGTCGTGAACGGGCAGTCCACCAACATCGGGCTGGCTTCTGTCGGCGGCTTTATGAACGGCCACAACACCTCCGCCGCCAACATGGGATACGCCTGCATCATGGTAGGGCTCACCGCTGCGGCCGGCAACGGCGTGGCTGGCTATGCGGTGACGATCCAGAACAACATCATGCTGAGTTTCTGGAACGGTGCCGCTTCCCTGCAATACGCTCCGTCCTTCATTTGGTACCTCGGCTATCGAAACACGACCGACACGGGCTCCTCGATGCAGATCTACAACAACCTCGTGCTGGGGCCGATTTTGGCGTTTGTGCTTTCCAGCGGCGCGCCGAACACGAGCGGCGCGAGCTACCACCACAAGTGCTACGGCAACACCATCGCCGCGACGGGCTTTTACGCTTCGGCGTCTGCCTGGTGGATCAACATGACCACCTACACGGGGCACTACGTCGACTACGGCAACAACTGGTTC